TCCACAACCTCATTTTTGACAAAATGTCTCGATTGTATAAGTTCCAACCAAAGTGTCTTTCTAGCGAGAGACTCGCTGGCAGAGCCACCGTACCATAGATTGATGTATTTGACAATACGTTTTAAAATCTGAAAGCTTAATCTACCATCGAACCCAGAAAAGTCTCCGGCACCACATCGAAGTAGTGAAGTGGGATCCAGCTCAGCTAAATAATTAAGAACGCCTTCCCAATCTGTACTATATGGGTTAATTCCCACAGCAACTCCGTTTGTAGTATGATTCTTTCTCACCCACAACAAAAATGCGCCGAACAGTCTCCGAAATAAAATGGAGCCCTTCGTAGAGAGAGCCGAAAACATTCTAGTGGACGCAGACTCTATTTTATCAAGTGGTCTTAATTCATCCTTTAACTTATCAAGGTAGAGTACTAATACACGCTTTCCCAAAGATAAGTTGGCCATGTCTTCGTTCACCTCTTGAAGAAGCTGTTGCGCTCGTTCGTTCTCCAAGTCAAAATCGTCTTGCTTTCCAAAATACCAAGTTTTATTCTTTTGTTCAAGTTTGCCCCTAGGAGCACTCGCGAGTGGATAACCATTAGAGGACTGCCTGTTTATGCTACCAAAATCCGGATCGTCATCAAGTCCAACAATCGCTTCTTTGTTAGTAAACACTCTCCTCTCAACATCATTCAAAGAATTTGCCGCCATGCAATCAAAAGTGTCTTCAACAGCCATATCAACAACATAAGGATCAAGAACAACATTAGCTAAGCCATATTTCTTAGCGGCCTTTTCCAGGGGATCCACTCCATTTACTATCTTCAACACAGAGAGATCTTTCTTCGACTCGCCCCATACTCCATACAATGGGGACTTATTTTTTTCATGTGTGGTAGATATATGGGGTATGTACGGCATCTTGGCGACAGCTGCATGTCTATCGTCTGGGAACGTCGGTCCCATATGCGGCGTAGCGGACTCTATCTCAGTTGTATCACTTATTAGCTCCTCACCCTGTAAGTCTACAGCCAAGTCCTCTTGAGTTATGACCGTAGCCATGCCTATCTTATCCTTGGGTGTTCCTGCTACATGTATACCTAAAATCTTCATTTTTCCGGATGTAGGATCCATTACTGTATTCAATGCACCACAATCACCTCTTTCTGTTGGTGAATCATAGGCCCAATAACTCTTAACGATAAATTCCAACCCTTGTTCTTTATCAACAGATCTCAAATTCTGGCGAAGAGATGATCTACACATCCAGCGCTCGACGGAACCAACGCCTGTCTTCCTATTGGGTAAAATTAGACAAGATTCAACCAACGTCTTCTTCCCCAAATAAGCTCGAGAGACAAAGTTTGGGCGTATATCTCTATGAGTTGGCGCATTTGGAACCCTAAACAAGGCAAAATCCTGAGACTCTTTAGTTTCTGAATCTAATGGTGTTATTATATTGAAACAGTCTGCTACAGAACAAAACAATTCCACTTTTGAAACTAACTTGGTGAGTCTAACTTGTTTCTCCAAGTACGCTGGATCTTCCTTGACATTATTCATCAATATCGTAACAAAGTGAGCTGGTATCATCACAATGTCATCGACAATGAAAGTGGCAAAACCTGCGTCTTCAGCATAATCCGGAAATTTTATAACATACATATTTCTAGACATAACACTGTCCGTAATATCTCTATTCTGTATATCCCTAATCCCTCCTGCTTGAGTCTGGGCCTGAGCCATTTGTCTAAGTTGTTTAAGGTCAAATTTTACAGGCTGTGTTTTAGGTCTATATTGAGGTAGAGCGGTCGATTTCCATGATAACCACTCAGGGACAAACTTGATTACTTGAGATCCTGTAAACTTTAGTAGTTTGAAGGCAACCAATAATTCCAAGCAAGTCAACAAAGTAGGCCCAAAAGACTCCACAACGAATCGAGTGTGGTTCACTAGTGAGCTATACCAAGTTCGCTCCGATTCCGGAATATCACTAAAATTGGAAGACATCCTAGCGTAAGATTTTGTTATAGCCCTAAACAAACCCGGACTATAGTCCACACTTACCCTAGGACCTACATAGTCATCCAGCACCATGGAATACAAGCCCTGTGAAATTTGGTTAGAAACTAGGTCTGACAGTTCAGTAGGCAATAACACTATGAGTGGCAAATACCAATCGTTGGCATTCAACCAATTGAGTAACAACTTAGGGAAAGGATTGGAAGCCAACTCGTAGACAAGTTTTTGCACAGCTCTAGTCGGCCAGGTGCGATCAACCTTAAATTCCAACCAATTTGCTAGCACAGGCAAATAAGAGCTCTGGCTAGGAACGGCTCGATGTTTGATCCATGCTTCAACAGCACCTTTCACTTGAACAGATAAAAATTCTCGGTTGATCTGGGATAAATCACCAAACTCATCATGTACTTCAGAACTTAGGGGATCTGCCATAGGAATATGTTCGAGTCCGCACTCACTTGCTTGGTCGTACAGAGATTGAATATCAGTCATTTGTACAACGCCCGATTGAGGTTGTGCCTCTTGTGCTATACGCCAAGGTCTTTCTACCTTGGCAGCTTCGGCTAATGTCTGCTTCAACTGTTGCTGGTATTGCTCATGATATTGTCTCTTTAAAATCAACGCATCTGCAATTGCATCATTTAAGGATGCCCAGTCCCAAATTGTTCCGGTAAAATCAAACTTCTTTGTCTTATCATTATAAGTCTGAAGGTAGAACTCGCACATGTCTGGAGTTTTAACAGACAGACCTTGTTCATTCTTAGGAAATTTTGCAATATCGGGTTCTCTATCATAGAGTGCTTCGAATCCTTCCTTGCAATACTGTGGTTTCAACACAGCAACCGCGATAATGGTAAATCGTCTCATTACGGCTTTAGGTGCAATTATACTCTGAGGATTAAAATCCACCATATTCGAATTTGCAATGACTAATGGACAATTAAAACGCTGATTTCCTTTATTGGCCAAATCAGCCATTCTCAACATATTCTCGAAGATATTAATACACTTTATCAATTCTTCAAACTCACTATTTTGAACACCAGCGACATCGACTCTCTGCCCCAACTCATCAAAGAAACACACACGTTTTTTGGATGTATAGGCATCCCAGTGGTCAACATTTGTATTTCTATTATAAATAAAGGCCTGAGGATTTTTCTCTACCTCCGAATGCCATTCAGGCGGGGTAACATTGAAAAGATGGTTATGTGCTATCTCAGCACACAACATACTCTTACCTTGTGCTGTTGGACCTATTAATAAGACTCCCACAGCTTCGACACGTGTGCCATGATCTGACAAGTTGGCGTCGATAAATTTTGTGTAAAGATTAGTGAGCTGCTGTAAATAAGCCTTAATCAATTCACATAAATTACTAGTAGTTGGTGTTCTGTTTAGATCAATATATAACTTTTCCCCTTGTAGGATAACGTCCTTCAAGAGTAAAGCATTGTCTTCTGTCAAATCAAACATGTCATTAAATCGCTTCTTCTCTAGTTCTTGGGCCATATCCAACCATTTTTGCACGTTAGCGTCGCAAGATGATAACACAACAAAAGGCTTACATTTAAACATATGTTCACTGACGAAATCAACAACGCGTTTAAAGAGAGCAAGTATTAGCATCACAAATCTTTGCACACTGGCTGCTTTTCTAGTAAAGAGTCCAGCCTCGGAAAACACGAATTTTGCCGCTTGAGTGGGATTTGATGTGGGGGCTAAAAACATAATGAATGCAACAACAATGGCCTCAGCAATAGCCGGAACACTCTCTACATTCACTTGCGGTTGAGCATGTGTTGAATTGATATAGGAGGTCAATTTTAGTAACAGAGAACCTGCAACAAAACTACCACTTGTTACGGCTAATCCCATTACAATTGACAAGAATACCCTAGACCAACTTCTATCTGCATATCTATCCATACCTACGGCTGCTATTAAGAGTACGAAAACAGCTGAATTATATTCAAATCCACTAAGGGTACCAAAGTACTGTCTAATCTTGGCAATCAAATCACCCAACAACGTACTAACAACATTAGCGCTATCAATAAAAGCGTTTACGTTGCTAGGAAGATTGGGAGTGACCTGTATTCCGCTAGTGGAAATTTTATCTATAATCGATTGTGTCTCCGGGTGTAACCTAATTCCTTGTCTTACAGTTTCTGCCAATTCATCCAGAGAATTTTGGGCACTCTCATCGAGCCCAACATTAAATAACCCTTGTGGTTCAGCCGTTGTCGGTAAAGGAGGTGTTAACAACGGAGTTTTGATCCCTAACATATCTAAAATAGCTTGGTGATCTGTTAGTTCTTGGGGGGTTAAATGTTTTTCTGTTAATTCACAAAGAAGAGTCAATATATCTTCTAACAATTCAGTTTTTGTTATATTGGGTGTGACTCTCGGGTCCACACTAGCATTTATATCAGTATTTAATATATTCGTAATGTTCATTTGGTAAAAGTTCTGCAGATTAGGTCTGCTGACAGTAGAGACCCGGTTAAGTTACCTCAAGGGGGTTGTTTTTAACCGAATTTACAACCATATTTTTGGCTTTTAAATTTTATAATTTTGTATATTATTTTAAATTAATTTCGGAAAAAGAAAAGTCGCAAAATATATATAAAAACAAGAATAAGTACAATCCGCATTGACGAAAGCCAAACTGATTAATTGCTTCATACTGAGCCTATTAACCGAACTGTAGTACAAAAGAATTTATACACAATTTATTGAAATCATAACTTTAACACTATAGAAGAAACTGCCTATAATAAGGTCTTCAAAGAAACTGCCTCAAAGGAGGACTTGAAAGAAAAGCCATTTTTAAAACACAACAATCTCTAAATGGTCACTAATCCTACAATAATAAAGCCACAACTTGTGACAGAACTATCGAAGTAATTAATTATATTTATCGATGATGTGTTGCAAAATTTGTTTGGCAAACCAG